TTGCCTGCCCAACCGTTGCCACATGCCAGATCAGCAACTAATAAATTACTAGGTATACTGTCAAACGATTTAGTTACAAATTTACGAAAATCATCCAAAGATGAAACCAAGAGGTGTACCTCCATCGGCAAATGTTTTCAAATCTTCTTCTAGCTTTTCCATTTCGGCTTGGGCCTGAGAAATTAAGTCGGCGCCGTTAAGTGATACTCCGCCCTGCGGGCCAGCAAGTTGTGCAAATTTGCTACGTGCTTGTCCTAGTGCCATTTTTGCTACTGCTAACGCATAGTCTTTAATCCAAGGGGCAGAGCTGGTATCTGCTAGCAATGATTCGTCTGGGCGGTAATTGTAAGTGTGTATGATTACACTTTCGTCGCTTTTAACATAACGATGCATACTTAGACGTTTGCTTGTGTTACTCCATGTATAGATTACATAGGCTCCAAACATCTTGCCCATCAATTCACGTTGTCCCATGTACAATTCAAATGTTGCTAATCCGGATCCACGGGCGGCATTTAGCATGTACATGTTTAAGTAGCCGGCTTCAAACGGTTCAAAGTTTGTAGCTGTTGCGCTAACACCACCTGCGCTTTGACGATAGATGCATCGTACTTCAATGACTTCATCTGGTAGTGTGTAATCGCTTTCTCCAGGAGAAAGTGTAAGAATCATAAAGCTTTCTTCAACCGCACGACTGCTACGTTGACGGTACTTTGCTACAGCTTTATCAATAGCCATGTCATAATGCTCATTATCAAGTTCAACATCGATCATTCCTCCACCGAGGCTAAGTTCAATATACTTTTTTGTTTTTGAGCGGTTGGTTGTGTTGTTGTCTGCCATAAGTGTCTCCAGTGCTATTTACCGGAGACACTTGATTAAAACTTACTTGATAGCACGTAAAAGTATGGTATCTGGACTAATGCGTCCTTTTAGTTTAACTTCTACACTCTTAATGGTATCCATAAACTTACGTAGAGCTGGTTTACCTAGTGACTTAAACTCTGTTAGCTTCTCTGTTGGTTTACGTAGTGTTTTGCAGGTACTCTTGATCTCATCATAGCCAATAATGGCACTACCTTTAACACCCAACTGCCCAACTACCATGTCGCCATGCATGGCTACCACAAAGCGTCCCAGCTTGCGTGTTTTGGTGTTGTAAGTCCACAACTCGCTCATGCCCAAGATCTCTGTTGGGTTAATACTCTTAAGTCCCAGCTCTGCAAATTCTTTAAGGAACTTGAGACCTTTAACTTGACGCTCTGGAGGTACAGGCTTGCGTTTGGGTTTGGCACGTGTCGCAATCTTACTAGTTTTATATGCACTAGCATCGTTAATGATAGCTTCGTAAAACTTGATGATGTTCTTAGCATCACGCTTGCCTAGGTGCTTATAACCTTCTAGCAACTGGGCATCTGTGCCTTCCAGGAACTCGGTAAGCTCATCAATCTTAGGCTGGATAATATCTGCAATCTTAGTTGAGTATTGTACTGCAATGTTTTGAGCAGATAAAAACTTGAACGTAGAAAACTCTTTGCCGCTTGTGACATACTCATCAATGGCACCTTCAATTTCGCCCATTGCTTCACTAAACTTTTCAGCAAGACGGTCTTGTATAGTTTCTTTTTTAACTTCAGGCTTGTTATCACCTGACTCGTCTGGCTCGTCGCTGTCGTATGTACCTGACTTAATGGAATCTGCAATCGCACCACGCAACCACGCTCCTGTATCTTTGCCACTGTTAAAGCTTTCGTGTACCTCCGGCATGCCACGTAGTAAGCAAGCGGCAATAGCACACATTGTACTATTTAAACGGCTGTCTTTGAGTTTACGGAACGTATTAATTTCATCTTTGGCGTAGCCACTGAGCTCCATCCACTCTACAACTTTTAGGCGCAGGTCCTTTGTTGACGACTCTAGACGATAGTAGGACATTGCTGTCCGGAAATGTCTAGTAAATTTTGTCTCGTCCCATTCTTGGGCATCATCCCACTGTGGGCTGTTGTCACGGGCAGTCTTGGTCCTGTGTGCTGTTACTTGTTTTTTAGTAACCCGTGTTGTTTTAACAGGTGCTTTTTTGGTTGCTGTAGCCATTTTTACTCCTAAAAGTGTGTAGCGATTTGTATATTATAACTTATCTTTGCGGGCCTGTCAAGTCTTGGTTATGCGGTAAATACAACAATGAATTAGGACCAAGATGGTCCAGGGAAATTATGCCAAAAATATCACTTTGGAAGAACGCTAAAACAAACGACTTCTACTATCAGGACCGTATTATACGGGAAGCTGTAGGAGCAGGCGGAACCACTATCTTGATCCACAAGTATCTTGGTCCTGCGGCAGTTGAAGATGGTTCTGATCCAGCAAAACCTAACTTATCCGCAAAAGGCGAAATCAATGAAATGGACATTCAGGACCTGTTGTTCCTTGAAAACCGAGATCGTGTGTATGATACCAGTGTATACGAATTGCGTGGCACTTACAATGTGAGTGATCAGGACTTTGATTTGAGCCAATTTGGATTATTCTTAAATGCTGACACGTTGTTTATCACATTCCACACAAATGAAATGGTAGAACGTATTGGTCGCAAGCTAATGGCAGGTGATGTTATTGAACTGCCTCACTTGAATGATGATCTACTACTCGATGCCACTGCAAAAAGCATTAACAAATTTTATGCTGTACAAGATGCAAGCCGTGCGGCTGAAGGCTTTGGTCCAACTTGGTGGCCACACTTATGGCGCATTAAGGTAGCACCTATTAATGATGCCCAAGAGTATCGTAGCATACTTGGTGACCCAGAAGATGAAGACAGTCTTAAAAATGCATTAAGTACCTACAACAAAGAAATTCAAATTTCTAATGCTGTGTTAGCTTCTGCTGACGTTATAACTCCTAGAGCAGGATATCTGAATCCAGATGTTAACCAGTCTACCTTTGTGCCAAACATCAAGGGATTCGATGGCAGTGGTGTGTCTGATACAATAGTTAATACCTCTGAGTATGCGGCAAGTCATGGCGATACATCAGGTGTTGCATCTGGCCTAACGTTCCCAAATAGTCCTAGTCAAAATGACTTGTTTGTTAGAATGGACTTTACACCAGAACGTTTATTTGTATATCGAGGAACTAGATGGCATCGTGTTATGGACAATCTACAACAAGTTGGGTGGACAAATGCAACTGTAAATGCTGGCAGCTTTATTAACAATAAAGAAACAACCAGCACAAATAACCTAAGTACTCCAAAGGCTACAATAGAACAACGACAACCTTTAAGCAAGGTGTTTACAAAACCCAAGGCAGATAATTAATGGCACAACAATATTTTTATGATCAACAAATAAGACGCTGGTTACTTCAGTTCATGCGATTGTTTGGAGGATTCAGTGTACAAATGGGTAAGGATGCCAATGGCAACGACTATTACCATCAGGTACCGGTGCGCTATGGTGATACTACTAGAATGAGTCAGCACATCTTACGCAAGAATAGTGAAAACACAATAAACAGTGTGCCAGCTATCAGCTGTTACATTGCTGAACTGTTGCCAAACGCAGAACGCAGAATAAGTCCAACGTTTCAGGACAGTGTTCAAGTGTATGAAAAAGCATATGATACTGCTGGTGGCACATACCAAGATCGAGTCGGCGAAACATACAGCTTGGATAGGCACAGTCCTATTCCGTATGATTTAACAATCAACGTTGACATTTGGACCAGCAATACAGAACAAAAGTTGCAACTGTTAGAACAAATTTTATTATTGTTCAATCCAAGTGTTAACTTGCAAAGCAGTCAAAATCCGTATGACTGGACCAGCTTGGCTGTTGTTGAACTTATTAACGTTACATGGACTGCACGTAGTATTCCGCAAGGCACTGACGACATTATTGATGTTGCAAGTTTAATTTTTACATTACCTATATTCTTAACACCGCCAGCTAAGGTAAAACGTCAAGTTCTAATTCACAGTATTCTAAATAACATTGGTGCTACCAATACTAATCTTGGCTTCATTGATGACATTATTATCAACAATGATTTTCAGAGTCGACGTTGGATTACTTTTGAAGATAGACACATTAAAGTAACAGAAGACTACATTCAACTGTTAACTAATCTTAACGTTGCCCGCGATCCACAGAGTAGTACTGGTGCCAATCTAAGTTGGAAAGAGCACTTTGACAAGTTTGGTGGAATCAACAATGGTATAACTGAAATTAGATTAAAACTAGACGAAGAAACTGATACAAATGAAATTATACTACGTATATCAGCTGTGGAAAACAATCCAAACATTTTAAGTTATACATTAGATACTTCAACATTGCCAAATAATACCATTACAATGATCAATGGAGTTATAGACCCAAGTCGTAGCTACCCTGGTAACGGAAATATCCCAACAGCTTCAATTGGCCAACGCTATTTGTTAACAAACTCAACAATCCCTGGTAGTTTCTGGGGTGCAATTGAAGCAGACGAAAATGACATCATTGAATACAACGGAAGCTCTTGGATTGTAAGCTTTGATGCAAGTGCAGTAGCAGCCAGCGCATATACTACCAATGCAAATACTATGAAAAAATTATACTTCACTGGAACTGAATGGGTGTTAGCAGTAGAAGGCACGTTTGATCAAGGTTGGTGGCGCATTGTCAACTAACTAGTAATATGAGAGCAGTAGGCGCATTAATTGTTAGTAAAAAAACCGGCAGGGCAATGATGCAACTTCGTAGTCCAGAAGAAACACACAGCATGTGTTGGGGTATATGGGGAGGCAAACTTGAGCATGACGAAGGAGACTTAGAAGGTCTAAAACGTGAGTTATGTGAAGAACTAGGATTCCCAGGAGTGCCTAATACTATTGCAATGAGTCATGTTTATACATTTACCACTAGAGACAAACGCTTTAGGCATGTTAGCTATTTGATTTTATGTGAAGATGAATTTATACCTACTATAGACTATGAAAGTGCTGGTTACTGTTGGGTTGACATGTGGCATTGGCCTCAGCCATTACATAGAAATACTGCTAAAATGTTTAGCAGTAAAGGGTTTCGAGATGCCCTAGAAGGCTTATTAGATGACGTTAAGAGTAATTAAATCGTCATCTACCGTAGAGAATCAAATCTACACTGGTCCTCATCATCAAATTGAGTATCAACAATGTTGGGACCATCGTCTTATCAATCCTGTACTAAACCGTTTATACAAAGAATCTGTTTGCTACACAGAACGATGGTACTTGGAGTTGCGTAAACTTGTACTAGAAGAAGAATGGTATCATCCGTTGCTTAACAGCATTATTAATGATGTTGAATTGCGTAAAGTGTTAGTTAAAAGTACCATTATTGATGGTACTCTTATGAGAAGTGTAATGAA